GAGAGGGGAGCTGTACCATATCCCAACCCTCCAAACTTGCTAGTTTGTGCAGTCAACATGTAATCAATTATTGTTAAGTTGCCATCAAAAATCATTTCACTGTTCAAATCAAGATAGCCGTCGCCAATAATGGCGCCGGCTATCACGGGGACAACATCCAAGTCCGGGTCTAGGAAGTCATCCAGGTCGTCCATCAGTCGCCAGGCTCCGCAGCCTTAACCTTCTTGCCACTTTCAGGCGTGGCACCAATAACCTCCAGGGCCACTAGAGCGGCGGCTTCTTCAGCAGATAGCCGGGGGATCTCGGCGCCATCTTCATAGCGGGCCCCGTCGTGGTCAACGGGGCCATTGAGAACGGTGTAGGAGGGCATGATCAGGCGACAACGTTTTGGAAATAGTAGCCAACATCAGAAGCGCAAATGAGTTCATTAACGCTTTCGCCCACCCGCACCCGCTGAGCGCCGCGCAAGCCGGTCTTTGGCTCTGGGATACTGCCGCTTACCCGGTTGCCAAATTCGGCGGTAAAGCCAAAAGTGATGGCATTGCCACGAATAGAGGCCAATGGGTTGTTGTGGAACAAAGCCATATGCTTGCCCCACACCCTGGCCAGTGTTGGGGTTTGGCCAGGCTTGGCAGTGTTGATCCAGCTTTCACCAATCAGCAACCGATCCAGCTCAAGCAATTCGGCAACGGCTTGCACAGATGCCGGAGCGCCATTTGCGTTGCTGGTGCCAGTGTTTCCAGTGCTGGATGGGGCCAGGGCTGCTGTGATCTTTGGGTGAACCCGAAGTTTAGACCAAGCCAAGCGACCCAACACGGCAGTGTTAAACGGCATCAACATGCCATCACGCGCCGCCATGATGGCGGAATAGGGATCAGAGTTTGTATAATCCGACCACTGAGAAGTACCGCTAAGGGTAGTGCGGTTAGCTGCGGGATAAGTGTTTACATTGAAATACAAATCAGCTACTCGCTTTTCTCGATCCAAAGCAACCAGCTCAGCAAGACCTTCAACTGCATGTCCTATAGGATCGTAACCCGGAGGGGCGTTGCTAATGTCATCATTTGGCACCGGGTCATCAAGCCCATAATCCTTGACAAATCCAGAAACTTCAGTCGAGCCAAACTGAACTTCATTGGGCACACCTTTGCGACCGACCAAGGTCGAAGGTACGGTAAACATTTCATCGCGGTTGTACTGCAACCACTTAAACTCCCGAGAGCCAACCGGGATTCGCGGTGAAACTTCATCAGCAATGTAAGCGCGGTTGGTGTAAGCAAGAGCGATTGCTGTAAGCTCTTGCTGGATCGGAAAAGGAAAGTTCTGATAAGCCATTGAATTAGTGCATCAGGGGGGGAAGGATCAACCTTGAAAAGAACCGGGGGAAAGAAGTGCCGGGCCTTTGTCGCCTACAACAGCGCTAACTAATGCAATGCCGCAAGTTCGCACATTTGAACCAGCAGATGCAGTGGCGGCGATAGCTCGACCCGTTGAATCGCTCATTAACAAGTCGCCACGGGTAACAGTTCCGCCATACTCGACAGTGGCAATGTCGGTCAATACGGCATCAATTCGTTCACCAGATGCACATCCCACGTCATCGGAAACGCAGAAAATAGAATCACCGGCAGCAGCGCCTTGAATCAAAGTCTGATCACCAGCGCCAAACTTTAAAAAGCGATTGGGGTTAATCGCAGCACCGGCCACAAAGGGTTTAACTAGTCCTTGGTTACGCATGGCAATGGCCTCAGGATTGGATGAGTTCGCGCCGGGCCTGAGCCACGGCATCGGTAGCGGAAAGCGTCCGGCCATCAGCCTTGGCTTTGGCCACCAGCTCCTTAGCCTTGTTGGCCATTTCGATGGCGGTAGGCTCAATTCTTTCGGGCGTTTTTGCCTCGCTTAACGCCTCAGGGGCTGGGGCGTATGACACCGAAGGCGCAGCGTCTACCATGCGAATGGCAGCGCGATTGGCCAGGTTGGCTTTTTCAGCGGCCAGAACAGCATCGGCTGCTTCAAGTCCGCTGGTTCTACCATCAGCGGCCAAACGGTCAATCAAGGCTTCATGGCCAGTCAGCGACCGAGCACGAACGTCGGCGATCCGCTGGCGTTCGGCAGCAGCACCTTCGGCCCGCAACGATGCGACGACCTCGGGGTTGGCCGCCAGCCATTCGGCAGTCGTCTGGGGGGCGGGTTGATTTTCATCCATAGCAAAACGGGCAGGGGGCTGGGTGGAGGGGGCAGAGCGCCCACCAGTGGAGGCGCCAGGGGTTGCAGTGAGTTGAGCTATCAGCATGTCCAGGCTACTGATTTGGTCCGCAAGGCCCGCATCAATCGCCTGTTGACCAATGAACATTCGCCCATCAGCCATGTCATCAAGAACACGCTCAACCGATACCCCACGGTCGGCAGCTTGATCATTGACAAACAGCGAGTACAAATAGTCTACTTGATCCTGAATCATTTTTTGGCCGGTTTCGGTCAGCGGGCCGTGCTGCGATGCCGCCCGCTTGAACTTGCCGGCCACGATCTCGGTAGTCTTGACCCCCATCGCCTGCTCTCGCTGGCTTACGTCAACATGGGTCGCTACAACACCGATCGAGCCAACCTGAGCAGTCTCAGAAGCCAGTACCACCAGACCCGTAGCGGAACCAATCCAAACCCCGGCGCTAGCCATCAAGTCCTGAACCATGGTGGCGATCGGCTTCACACCACGCACCGCCCGCACCGCCGCCGCTGCGGTCTGGGTGCCGGCCACGGTGCCGCCTGGGGTGTCCGCCAGCAGGATGATGGCCTTGACGGTGGGGTCTGCCGCTGCGGTCTGAACATCACGGGCGAACAGCTCGGTGCTCGTGCCGCCTGACATGTTGGTCATCAGGTTCATCCGCTGGGCCAACACGCCATGCAGCGGGATCAATGCCGCGCCGTTCCGCACCTCATAGCCCTGCTGCTGCTCGGTCCCCAGTGGCCGGCCAATCCTGGCCTCTAATGCCGCAATGTCCAGTTCTTCCCCACGGCTGCGGGCCGCGTAGATCGCCTGAATTTCTTCCAAGCGGTTGGGCAGGATCGCCCAGGGTGCATTTAGGACATCAAGAACTGTCATGGGCCCAATCTAATCGGTAGTGCTGTTGGGGTCAGGTGGTGGCACCGCAACCGCAACGGCAGGCACCTGCAGGCCATCGCGCACTCTGGCCGCCATCTCCCTCGCGGATTGCCGGTGCTTGGTTTCCCAGTCACCGCCGTCATAGGCCACAACTTCTTCAGCCCGGGTGGTGATGCCCTCCTCCATGCGCTTGGCGGCAGCCATGGCCTCTTTCAACGGATCGAGGGCCCCAGGGCCATCGCCGCACCAGCTGGTCTGACTCCATGCGTACCGAATGAAAGGGTCAGCAAAAAACCCTGGCGCCTGGATGATCCCCAGTGCCACGGCGTCGGCCAACCACTCCTCATAAACGGGCTGGCATAGCCGTTGGGCCAGCCAAACTCGCTTAATTTGCCAGGTGCGCCACGCATCCATCAATGCAGCACGGCTGGCGGAATAGCTCGCGTTAAAGGCCTTGGCCAGCACTTCCTTAGGGATCCCTAGGCCCATGCTGCAGATGTTCAGCATCGCCCCAAAAAATGGGTCGAAGTTTGGATTTGGGCGGCCAGGGGTAGGGCTGACAACGCTTTCGCCTGGCATCAGGTTTATGGCTCGGCCGCTTTCGATCGTGCCATCCCAGCCACCAGCTGCGGCCAAAATCTTGCCCCGCTCGTCATCGCTGAAAATGCTCGTTTCTTGAAAGGCCTCCGGGTCCATCTGCAAAAACAGCGCCAGCGCTGCGCTGTTCACCGCCGCGTCCACTTCGGCGTCGGTGTACCGGGTTATCTGTTTGATTGTGGCAATGATCGGGGCCAGGATCGGCAGCCCACGGGTTTGGCCGGGCCGCTTCACTTCCTTCAAGTGCAAGACATTGCGGCGGCCAGAGCTGCCCCGGTACGGGATCCGTTCCCATGTGTTGGCGGCTCGAGGGATCAGCCGGCCTGGGTGGTAGCGAGAAACATGGATTGCTACTGGTTCCCCGTCGTCATCGCGCTCTACGCCATCAATCAGCGTGGCGGTATTCATCCCTCCATCTGGATTACTAACCCGATCAGCCTCAACAATCTGCATCGTCAACCGAAACGGCCAATCCTCGCGGCCCTTATCGCCGAGCAGTACAAACACATCACCACTGGAATCGTGCGAGCGCAATGCCAGCTGCTGCTGCTCGTAAAAACAAAGCTCACCATGGCGATCGGCATACTGCGATTCTGCCCACATTCCAAAGCGCCGCTCGGTCATGCTCTGCCATTCGCTGGCCTGTTCATCCGACAGTCCCAGCTCCTTGGCATCAATTCGGCTTTGTAGGCTGAGGCCGGTTCCAACAATGTGCGAAACCCTAGTCTCGATCGCCCCAGTTGCTACCGGTGCGGTCCTCTCCAGGTCCCTGGAGAATGCGCGCAGATCGGGCAGTTCATACTCGGCCTCACCGTCTGCATCCAGTAACTGTGGACGCCAGTTGGCAAACCGTGGCGACCGGGCCATTCTGCTGGTGCCGGTCATGCCGCCAAACGCCATCATCCCGCCATGGCCCAAACGGTCAAGATCGGCGGGCAGGGCCTGAGCCAGCTGAGGCTTCTTGTTGTTGCGGCGCTTTGCCATCAGAAGTTAGGCCTAGGGGTGAATCCCCGGCCACGGCCATTGGCCCGGCTGCTCAGCTCCTGCACCCTGCGGTCCCATATCTGAATTCCCGCCTGCACTTCTGCAAGGTCTGCACGCTTCAGGGTCCGGCCGCCAATCGTTTTTTCTTGGCCGGCCAGAATCTTTAGCTCCGCATCGAGATAATCCTCTAGCCGCGCCGTGGCGGTTGCGAGCGTGATACCTGCCATGGCCTGCATCATACTCACCCAAACCGCCCGCCAGTGCCAAACCTATTGGCCCCACCCCCCCCTACCCCCGGCGCCTGGGTGCCCAGGGTGCGGGCGAGCTGGGCCCACATGGTTCCTGCTGCGTAGTTGCGCTTCACCAGCTCCAGCATCCCCAAGATGTAGACCTCCAGATCCAACGGCTCGTTTCGGGCCCCTTTCTCATTCCGCCATTCAGACTGCTCAAAACCTCTGCCGTCAATTGTTGTTACAAGTTTTTCACAAGTTAAACCCTTAAAATATTCATCTTTTGCGTTTTGCCCAAAGTGCATAAACCCCGGCCCTGGTTGCTCAATATTTAACCTTCCATAGATAGTTCGTTTTAGAGTATGCGTGTTTATCATGTAAAGGGTAACCCCCTTTTTTATCTTGCGACCACGTAAATTTACGTCTTGCTTTGTGCCATCGCCAAGGGTTTTAGCTTTCTTGTCACTGCCGCCTTTGACTGCTACCACTCCCTCGTTGACCCTTTGGCGGCAGTAGTCATAGGCTTCATGCGTAAAATGCCCCCCAGTGTCAACCGCTGTCTTGCGAACGATCATGGTACCGCCGCTTGCATGATTAAATATAGTCTTTCGAATCACGTCGATCTGCTTCCATACTTTATCTTCTGCTGGATTTCCATATACTTTTTCGTGCCATATCAGCCAGCTTTCCTCGCCCACGCCAAAGCCCTTGACCTTGATCTCTAGCCAAGTGTCCTGAACGTCAACCGCAGCCAGCAACAGCAACACGCCATCTGGACAGAACCCGCTCGGATACGGGTTTGCCGCGGCACGTTGCATCAGGCCATCGGGGCTCACCTTTGCCGTTGCGGGATCCTCCCAGGCTTCGGCCGCTCTTTTGTTGACCCAGCCCTTCAGGAGCAGGGTGTCATTTTTGGCACGCAGAAATTCATCTCGGATTTTTTCCCAGCTCAGCCACCCATAGGGGGCATACCAGCCAGGCAGGTGGAACCCTGCCGTCTCGCCATCGCCCTTGGCGGTAGCTCCCCAGACCCCCCCGGCCAGCATCCCCACCTTGCGGTGCTGCGCCAGGCGCTCACCGCACGCTGGGCACTTGCACCAAACCTCCCCATCCTTTTTGTCCCAGACTATGTGCTCCCAGCGGATCACCTCGTTGGCCCCGCAGCAGGGCATGAACGCTGCATAGCGGCGGCGGTCGCTGCGGTTTTCAAACTCCCAGGTGATCCGGCATGCCCCTCTAGTGCCGGGGGTGCTGGTGATCAAGGTTTTGCGGTCGGGGAAATTCGTCTGCCGCGCCTCGGCGTTCTCGATCGGATCGCCCTTGTCGTCAATTTCCAGGGGCAGGCTTGACGCCTCATCAACCCATAGGTTTTGGGCCGGCATCCCCTGGGCCGCGCTGCCGCTGTTGCCGCCAATGATCGACAGCAGCATGTCGCCTTCGAACTCTTTCAGAAACATGGCGTTGGCCGCGTCCCTGCTCTTGGTGCTGATCTGCTTTGCGGCAACCGCCGGGGTGTCCTTGAACAACGGGTCAAGCCGTTGCCTTACCTGCCGCTTCCCAAAGCTCTCGGTTGGGAACAGGATCAGAAACGGCGCCGGATCCATGGCAATGCTTCGCCCCAGCCAGTTCAGTCCGCATTCGGTTTTGGCCCCTGACTGGCTGCCGAACATCAGGATCACCCTTTTGATCTTCTTCTCCCTGGGGCTCAACAGGTCCATGGGCTCCCGCAGAAAAGGCACCCGATCGGTTCGCCACTGCCCAGGCTCTGAGCTGCTGCGCCTGGTCAGCTGTCGCTCGGCGTCGGCCCACTCGCTGACGCTTAAATGCAGCGGCGGTTGAATGGCCTCAATGAACGCATCCTCGTAAATCTGGCCGCCGTCAGGCATGCTGCTTGAGCCCCTTGAGGGCGTTCTCGATCTCATCCTCAAGCAGGGCCCGCACATCCTCGGGATCGCTCATCGCGGCCAGCCGCGCAGCATTGCGGGTTGGGATGATCAGCAGCAGATCACGCACCTGGCGGGCGAGCTTGGCGGCCCTGGTGCGGACTGCATTCAGGTCCCCAAGCTCTTCGATCCGCTCTTTGTAATCCAGCTCTGCCATTTTCGCTTCATAGGCCGCCCTGACTTGCTTGCTTGTTGCCAGCGGCGGGCCGCCTTTGGCCGCTGTAGGGGGATGGCTAAGGGGTGTTGATTGCTTTTGAACTGCTAGGTCAGCCTTTGTTTCCTGCCTCTCAATCCCGATCGGCAAGGCAGTGCCGCCGCCCATGGCGCCATGTTCACTTGGGTCGGTACGGTCTGCCCATTGCTGATCTGCAGCGGCAGCATCAATAATCCAAAATCGACCATTTCGCTGCACTGCCGGGGGTGTAAGGCGTTGATCGTTGATTGCATTGATCACCGCCACATGGGAAGTCCCCCGCAGCCCCTTTGCCTTGCGGTGATCGGCGTACTGCTGGAGGTTCACGGCTCAGCCGGGAACGGCTCGCCGGTGCTCTCCAGCGTTGCGGTCTTGCCGGTGAACTGCTGCCATCGCTTCACGATCACGTCGCAGTAGCGCGGGTCCAGTTCCATCAGCCGCGATTGGCGTCCGGTCTTCTCGCAAGCGATCAGCGTGCTGCCGCTGCCGCCGAACAGGTCGAGCACCAGCGCGTTGCGGTCGGTGGTCTTGTCCAGCGCCTCCTCGGGCAGCGCCACCGGCTTCTGTGTCGGATGGACGTAGGTCGTAGCGCCGTCTTTATTGATTGTCCACACTGAGCCAATGCGCTTGCCGCAAAGCTCTGCGCCGCGGTGCCAAACCAAAGCCACTTCGTAGTCGCTTGAAAAGGTGCGCTTCAAGTCCCCGATACCGCCGCCAGGCTTGTGCCAGATCACGATGTTGGTGGGGTAGCCAAAGCCATCAAACAACTTGATCCATTTTGTCTGGACCTTCCAGCTGGTCCAGATGAACACCCACCCAGTCGAGTACGCCTCAACGATCGGAGCGATGTCTAAGAACTGGTCATCGTTGACAAGCACGTCGAACTTCTGGGACTTGGTACGCATGTTCGACTGGTACTCGACGCCATAGGGCGGATCGGTGAACACCATGTCTGCCTTCCCACCAGCCATCAGCCGCTCAACGTCCGTGATGACGGTCGAGTCCCCGCACAGCACCCGATGCTTTCCCAGCAGCCACACGTCCCCTGGCTTGGTGATCGGCTCCGCTGGTGGTTCCGGCACCGCATCGGCGTCCGCGTCCTCAGGCGGCAGCTCCTCCACATTCGGCAACAGGTCCGCCAGCTCATCATCGCTCCACCCCAGCAGACTCAAATCGAACTCCGCCAGCTGCAGATCCGCCAGCTCTAGACGGAGCAGCTCCTCATCCCACCCTGCATTCAGCGCCAGCTTGTTGTCCGCCAGCACATAGGCCCGGCGCTGCTCAGCGGTCAGGTGACCCAGCACGATCACCGGCACTTCAGTCAGCCCCAGGTCCATCGCCGCGGCCAATCGACCATGGCCGGCAATGATCCCATCGTCCTCCCCCACCAGGATCGGATTCGTAAACCCAAACTCCTGGATGCTGGCGGCGATCTGCGCCACCTGCTCGGGGCTATGGGTGCGGGCGTTGCGCTCATAGGGCCGGAGCCGCGCCAATGGCCACATCTCAATCCGCTTTGCACTGGGGGCGGATGGCATCAGGTTACGAAGGCTCATGGCATTGTAACCCCTTGCTTACATTGGCGGCGATTGTAAGCGCCTATTTTTCACTCGCTAGAGAAAAACCGTGGT